CTCCACCTTACCTTTTTGGAGCTGTCATGAAGATCTTGTTTTGGCGTTTTTGCTATTTCGGAGCGGGAGTAGTCCACTTCGTGGGCATCTTTCTGCTTCGGTTGGCTGAACGTTGGGACAAGCGTCTGACTGACAGTTTCCGGAAGATTTGGTGATAGGGGTCCTTTAGACGCGTGAGCGCCGGCCCATCTGGGCCGGGTGCTACTACACTGGTTCCGTAGTAACACCAGGGACATGAGGTCCCACTTCCCGTGGTAAGTTCCACGAGTCGTTAACTGCTTGGAGTATATGACGTGCCGACTGAGACTGTAAATAAGACTACTGCTGGTGACTGTCGCCAGTATCTCTACGATTGGGGGCCTTCTGGGCCACCGTCGGTGAAGATCACTGAAACGAAGTTAAACCACAGTTCGTCGAATAAGCAGTTTACGCGGACGTCTGTTAACACTCCGGGGTTTCGCGCTAATCGGAAGGGTAAATCCCTACCGATGAATCCATTTAGTTATGTGGGTTCGACAAGCACGATGCCCTTTGGATCATGGTCACGATATAGGACTGATAAGAGGTATCCACTCGTAAGAGTGGGCTTCCTCAGCCCTGGCTCGTTATCTTGGTCCATACCCGATTATTGGGTAGCAGATCTGGACAGGTCATCTGTTGACGCTGAAGCGACCGCGAAGGTGAGAAACAAACTAAAAGATCAGTCTGTTAACCTTGCCCAAGCGTTCGCCGAGCGGAAGATGACTGCTAACCTTATCGCCGAAACAGCGACGAAGTTGGCAACTGCCTATTCGCATTTGCGGAAAGGTAATCTGGCCGGTGCGGCTGACGCTCTCGGCGTCCATGCGGGCTCTAGAGCCCTCAGGACTTACCGAAAGCGTTTCGAGAAGTCCCAGCATAAGGCTATTGCCAATAGCTGGCTCGAGTTGCAGTACGGGTGGAAGCCATTACTCAATGACGTGTATGGTTCTGCTGAGCTTTTGGCTCAGAAGTTCTATGCAGAGTCAAAGGGGAAGGCCGTCGCCAGTGCCAAGCGGTCGTATACTCGTGTTGTTACTGGGGTGAGCGAAAGCATACCCTACGAGGACACTATTACGACTGAGGTAGAGGTTAAGTACACCCTCTATTACTCAACGACCACGGAGGCTCTTCATACCTTGTCGCAGGTTGGTATTTCCAACCCAGCGGTTTTGGCGTGGGAACTCCTGCCGTATTCGTTCGTCGTCGACTGGTTCGTGCCGATCGGTAATTACCTCTCGTCAATTGACGCAACCTTAGGGTTGAGTTTCTTGCAAGGGGCGAAAACTGTATTTGAACGGACCACCGTTGTACGGAAGTTTACGTGCAAAGACCGGTACGATGGCTTAGACTATTATACCTGTGATGCAGTTGGTATCAAGCGAGGATTTCGCGTGACGAGGACGTCTCTTCGAGACTTTCCCACCGTTATGTACCCCACGTTTAAAAACCCACTGTCCATGGGACATGCGTTAAATGCCATCGCACTCATTTCTCAAACTTTCAAGAAGTAAATACAATGACCGCAATAGCAGCATTGACTTTGGCGGATGGTCAAGCGACCCCCGTCAATCACACCTTTAACCCAGTCAATATTGACCAGGCTGGCGTCGCGAAATGGGCTGACCGGAGCGGCGGTATCGCGCTCGGTTTTCCCGTAGTCACCTTTTCGATGCGGAATCCGTCAAAGACGAGCCGCAACTACAAGGTGGCCGCGAAGGTGGTAGTACCTGTCCTGGAAGTCACTAGTCCGTCGACGTCGACCGGTATTCAACCGGCTCCGACATTGGCGTACAATCTGACTGCCTCCCTCGAGATGGTCCTTCCGGAGCGTTCAACGTTGGGCCAGCGTAATGATCTGCTGGCTTATACGAAGAATGCACTGGCTAACGCCGTTATCACGGCCGCTGTCCAGTCCTTCGAATCGGTGTATTAACCGATTTCTGTCACTTGATCAGTGACATCGGGTTACTTTCTTAACATCCTTAAAGGAGTTGTAAATGTCGAACTTAAAGTTCACTCTCTTCGTAGCTGAGTCCGTAGGTTTTCCCAATTATGGTTTCTCGCTGCTTGCCCGAGTCTTCGATTTTAGAAGTCTCATGGCTGTGCATCGGGGGATCCAGAATGGGGTCTTCGGGCACTACTCGAAGAGGCGCTATTTTCTCGTTCCACTAGCAGAAGTGCTGGTGGCGGAAGATCTCCGTGAGTATAATTCGGAACGCCCATTGTGCGACCTGAGACGTGAGTTTCAGATGTACCCTAAGGGCGGCCGAGAGATCAACCCGAGTATACTCGAGTTGTTCCCAGCGCAGACATACTAAGAAAGAGGGCAAGTAATTATGTCTTCAAAGAAGCGTAATGCTGAGCTGGTAAAACTAGCTCAGACCTACCACGTGGCCAAGTCAGATACTGACACCAGCATATTCGATTTTCTCTCCGCTCTCGATTGTCCTAAGTCGCTGGCTGTTTGGTTGCTCTACAGTAATGGAGAGCACCAGCAGCTGGTCGACCTGGACATTGACCCCTTGGATTATAATGACCCTTGGGGATTTCGAGATGCTTACGCCGCGTACTGTTTCCTGAGTAAAGCTGACTTCTTTAAGTTGGCGGTCTCAAAAGAGCAGGCCGCGTACAAAAAGTTCTTTCAGTATGAGGAGCTTTGTAAGCAAACTAATAGTCGTTTTCGGAATCTTGCTTTGGACCCGAATTACCACGGGCCCAACGTTTGGTTGCTAAATGCTACCATTCGGAAAATTGCGGATATCCTTGGCGACTACCAACCGGAAGAGTTTGTCGAGTTGGCTGATTGGGGACCTGGCGTGTCAACCCTGCTAAAGGGTGAGCATGTCTCGTCGGTCAACAAGTTCCATTGTGAAAATGGGATAACACGTGATTTGTACTCCCTTGTTCGCGACTGGTTTCCAGCCGCTTACCCCCGTTGGTCTGAGCACTTGACGCAGAAATTCGGCGAACAGTGTTTTAACCTTCAGGTAGGGAACTCTATAGTCACTGTGCCTAAGAACTCGAAGACGGATCGTGTTATCGCGGTCGAGCCAGGAATAAACCTCTGGCTACAAAAATCGATCGGAAGCATGATTCGCCGTCGGCTTCAAAGGCGAGGGATCGACCTGAATTATCAGGACAGGAACCAACAGCTCGCAAAAGCGGCCTCTAAACACGGCCGCCTAGCTACTGTTGATTTCTCGTCTGCAAGCGATAGTATTAGTCGCGAACTGGTTCGGGAGGTTTTGCCCCCCGGCTGGTTTGCGCTCCTGAATGCTTGCAGGACCCCTCTCGGTGTTCATAAGAACTCTGTGATTAGGTGGGAGAAGTTCTCCAGTATGGGGAACGGTTTCACCTTTGAGCTAGAGTCACTGATCTTTTATGCCGCGGCTCTTGCCGTGACAGATTACTTGGGGCTTGACTCCAAGGAGGTCAGTGTCTACGGGGACGATGTAATTATCCCCGTTGAAGCTTATGAACTCTTCTCGTCTTTCAGTGGGTTCTTGGGATTTCGCGTTAACGGTGACAAAAGCTTCTCGTCATCGTACTTTCGCGAGTCCTGCGGGGTTCACTGGTTTGACGGCATCGACTGTAAACCTATCTTTCTAAAAGAAAGACTTCGAAATGTACAATCAGTTTACAAACTGGCTAATAGTGTCCGCGCTTATTCTCATCGCCGCAATTCTTATTGCGGTTGTGATAGTAGGTTTCGCGGCACTTGGTACCATCTTCTCCAGCGGATTCCAAAGCCTCTTCGGCTCGGGGTTTCGTTAGGAGTTGGTGATACTGGCCTCATCATGAATTTCGATGAGGTCGCGCCAGCTAGAGCGTCGCATGGGGTCGAAGGATTCCATGTGACACTTCTGGTTGACTCTGGTGTGAACCAGAACTTCGAAGAGATGGGCTTGTTACTTGCCCGTCTAAGGAAAGCCGGTGGCTCAAGTGCGATAACGTACTTGAGGAAGAACCGAGCTGGTGCTCTAAAACCTGAACTCCTCCAGACGTTGGCGTATGGTAATACATATACGTTACGTGGGAGGGTAAAAGTTCGGCTAGTAAGGGCACTAGTAGCACAGTGGTACAATCTCGGGCCCTGGTTGTAAATCAGGGTTGTTCCCGGATCTCAGGACTTAAGACAACATTACGCACCATTGGTAAAAACTGATGGGTACTAATGCCGCCTGAGTGATGGTGGTGGAGTCCAAAAACAACTCCCTCGGGTGAAAG